GAGTCTATTATGTTTTATTTTAAAAATGTTATTAAACCTTTTGTAATACAAAACGGTCAAAGATTAGCTGTACCCATAATGTATGGAGCTCCTGAAAAATGGAAATCAGTACAAAGAGATGGGTTTATGAGAGATCAAAAAAACAAAATTATGGCCCCCATGATTATGTTTAAAAGGAATACTATTACTCCTTTAAGAAATGTAACTAATAAGCTAGATGCTAATCGACCCATTAATTTAGAATATTTTCAATCTAAATACTCTAAAACTAATTTTTATGATAAGTTTAATATTTTAAATAACCGCCAACCTGTTAGACAAAATTATGCCATAGTAGTTCCTGAATTTATGGAAATGACTTATAGTTGTATAATATATACCTACTATGTTGAACAACTTAATAAAATTATAGAAGCGGTACAATATGCCCAAAATTCATATTGGGGTGACCCGTCAAGATTTAAATTTAAGGCTACCATAGATTCATTTGCTACTCTTACAGAACTTAGTGAAGGAAGTGAAAGAACAGTAAGAGCAAATTTTGACTTAAAACTATATGGACATATTATCCCAGATACTATCCAAAAAGATTTAACAGTTAATAAAAAAATATTTTCTAAAGCTCAAATAGTAACTAGTACTGAAACTGTAGTTAATCTTAATGATTTAAATGATGTACAAATAAATCAACCTATTGATGTTGGGGGTCATGGAACTCCTAGTGATCCATCCACTCCAATATATCAAGTTAGTTCATTATTAACCCAAGCTGAAAACTTAATAACAACAGAAGATGGGGTTACATTAACTACAGAACTCCAACTTTAATTTTTTCTTAATATTTATTCCCAAAGCTAATGAGTACTAAAAAAATATCGGAATTAACAGAAGCAATAGCATCTGAAATCACCCCAGGTACGGATGTCATTATAATCAATGATGGTGATACAACTAAAAAGATTAAAGTTGATGAATTTCTTAGAGCTGCTGGTACTGCTATTAGTGGAAGTTTAATTCCTGTTGTACAAGGAGGTTTAACATCTTCATTCAATTTAGGTAGTGAAACTGCAGCATGGGGGGAAATTTATGTAGCTACTTCTTCACTTAATTTTGTAGGATCAGATGGAAATATTAGCTCATGGAGTAAACAAGATGTAACAGATCTTAGAGAAGGTAAAAGTTTAAATAAAACAACCAATAAACAGTTTAGAAATTTAGTAGATGATACAACCTTCATCAGAGCAACTGCGGCGGGTAGAGCATGGCACTATGCTTCGGATAAAGTTCTTTTAAAAATACAAACTGCTTCACTTGATTTAGGAGAGGCAACAGTTCCTGTAACTTTAATAGGTACTACGATTGCCATAACAGGTTCCCAATCGACTACAGGCTCTAATGATATTAGTGGTTCTGTTACTAATACAGGATCCTGTGATATTAGTGGTTCTGTTACTAATACAGGTTCTTATGACATTAGTGGTTCTACTACTAACACAGGTTCTTATGACATTAGTGGTTCTACTACTCAAACAGGCTCCTTTGGTTGCTCCGGATCATTTGCAGTAAATAATTTATTAGATTTATTAGCTAATTATGGATCAGCAGGTCTTCCAACAGGTAGTGGTGAAGGAGGGGTTTCGGTAGGCGATATTAATTTAGATGGTCAAGTTAATGTAAATGATTTATTATTACTTTTAGCAGGGTATGGTAACACAAATTTATTAACAACTAATTTAACAATTGCTTTAAATACTAATCATCAAATTTGTGGACCTACATACTCTATTAGTCAAAGTATAACATTAACCATACCAACTAGTTCAGTTGCATCAATCACCATTTAATTCTAAAAATTTTTACATATTTATAACAAAATATACAGATGAGCACACTTCAAGTCGATACAATTAATTCATTTACTACTGTTAACCCCGTAGAAATAAATGATAATTTTAGAGTTACAGGTTCCTCTACATTTACAGGATCTATAGATATAAAAGCACCACACAAAATTACAGGTGCTTCTGCCTCATTCCACGCAATATCAGTTACTCCTACAGATACTTATAACACAACCCCGGGCACAATCTCAGGTAGTGGCTTTAACATCGCAAGTAAAATAACTGCAAATAGTGGTTCATTTATTGGAGGTGTTATTGTAGGAATTGCGAATGATAATACACCACTAGCAGGAGGTGTAGCAGTTGGTGCATCAGGTATTAGTTCTAGTGGTGATATATTAGGTGGAACTGTTCAATGTAAGAATGGATTTGAACATATCGGAAATAGTAGTATTGCTGATGGGGCTAAAGCAGGACCCCTTAAAGTTAAAAGTAATAAGATTAGTGTTGATTCAGCCGTAATGGCTAGTATAGTAGGGCCGGTATCGGGAGGAGCACTCTCTAATTCTATAAGTGCATCTATACTTTCTACATTCGTAGAGAATAATACATGTTCAATATACCTTTATAATGAAACTGGACAAACATTAGAGGATAATACTACTTTTACTTGCTCACTTATGGTAATTCAGTAATTAAACATAAAAATAAAATTTAAAAAAGCTCTTTTTAAGGGCTTTTTTTAGTGTTTTTTATATATTTATTGTAAATTAATTCTAAGTAATTTTATAATATTTATACATGAACGAACAAATTAAGTTATCCGAAGAAGAGATTCAAACTCTCTCACAGTTACAGTCCAACCAACAGAATTTAATTAAATCCTTTGGTGAAATTGAATTCAAAATCCAATTAGCAGAATCCCAAAAAGATTCTTTAATTGAAACCTTAAATTCTTTAGTAGAAGAAGAAAAGGAAGTTGGAAAAAAGTTACAAGATAAGTATGGAAATGGAACAATTGATTTAGAATCTGGATTATTTACAAAGACTGAATAAAACATAAAATAACATGGCAGAAAAAATAGTATCACCCGGAGTATTTACAAGAGAAAGCGACCAATCTCAAATAATTGAAGGTCCTATAGTAGTAGATGCTGCTGTTGTTGGTCCTACAGTTAAAGGTCCTGTAGAAGAACCCACAATAGTTACTTCTTTCAGTGATTATAAAGCTAAATTTGGAGGAGCTTTACAAACTGGTAGCCAAAGAGCTACACATTTAACCACTCTAACGGCATTCAACTTCTTTGAACAAGGAGGAGAATCCCTTTTAATTACTAGAGCAGTTTCAGGTACTTATCTTTCTTCAAACACCCGAGAATCTGCAGGAGCTGGTTCTAATAGTGTGATTAAATCAGGATCCACTGATAATTCTGGATCTTTTGATTTACAAACGATTTCTAAAGGAATTATAAATAATAGTGTAGGCCCAGATAGTACTAATGGAGTACTTCATTCGGGATCTGCTGATAATATAAGATGGGAAATCTCAGATAAGTCTAACACGGATGGTACTTTTAATCTATTGATAAGAAGAGGTAATGATACTAAGAAAGAAAAAGTTATTTTAGAACAATTTATTGGTCTTAGTTTAGATCCATTCTCACCTAATTACATAGAAAAAGTAATAGGTAACCAAAGAACATCAGTCAAAACAGATGAAAATGGTGATAGATATCTTCAAATCACTGGTTCATATAAGAACAATAGTAGATATGTGTACGTTTCTGAAGTACGTAAAACAACTCCAAATTATTTAGACGCTGCAGGGATTGTTGGTGGAAGCCCAGCAGGAATTTACTCAGCATCCCTACCTTTAATAGCTAGTGGAACTTTTGGAAATGCCGAGGGTGATATAGGGGGTGCAAATAATTTCTATGGTGACATTAATTCCACTAACACACAGGGATTAGGTCCTAATGATTACACAGCATCTATCCACCTACTTAAAAATAAAGATTTATACAATTATAACGTACTAACAGTTCCAGGATTAATTAGTAATATTAATGCTACTCACAACGAAGTTATAGATTTAGCAATTACTAATGCCGAAGATTCTGGAGATAGTTTGGTAGTATTTGACTCTGTTGTATATGGTACTACAGCTGTAGGTACTGTAACTACTGAAGCCCAAAGCTTCAACACTAGTTTTGCAGCTA